ACCTATTGAATATGAATTAATTAATACATGGGAAGATAATGAACTTACAAGATATGCAATTAAGCAAGCTGTATTAAATGGCAAATGTAATTTTAAATACATTAATGCAATTTTAAATAGTTATGAAAAAAATAATATAAAAACAGTACAACAAGCACAAGAAGATGAGTTAAATTTTAAAAATAGAAAAAAACAAAATGTTCCAGATTGGTATAATCAAGAATTTGAAGAAGATATAGCTAATGATGAAGATATAAAAAAATTAGAAGAAAGGATAAAGAATAGATAAAATGGAAGATTTAATGATTTATATAAAGGAAATAGCAACTCCAACAGGAATATCATATAGTGGGGATAATACTTTATCAAATAATGACGCTAATAAAATTATTGAAATAATAAAAGAAAATGAAAAACTTAAATTAGAATTATCAGGATATAGGCAAGCAATATTAAATGATGATAAATTATTAGGACTACAGCAAGAAAATAAAAAACTTAAAAATAAATTTGATAAAGTTGTTGATTACATTGAAAATAATAAATTATATAATTATGTGTATGATGATGAAGAATTATTTGAAGTTATATCAGATAAAAAAGCAAAAAAAGATTTATTACAAGCATTGAAAGGAAGTGATAATAATGATAAGTGCAACTAAATTTGCTAAAAAAATGGGAGTACATACAAATACAGTTTATAACTGGGTAAGAAAAGGTATGCCATGCATTAAAACTAAAAAAATTATTTTTATAAATTATGATGAAGCTATTGAATGGCTTAAGAATAATAAAAAATTTTATTAAAAAGTATTGGCATTTGTTAAAAAATGTTATATAATTAAAATGTAATAAAGAAAGGTACAGGTGATGAAGTGGAGAGTGAAATTCAAAATCTCAAAAGAGAAAAAGCAAAAGTAGAGGGTTTGCTTATTGAAAAAGAAGAGCAAATTAATAATCTTGAGGACAACTTAGAAGAAGCTAAAATTATAATAAGGAATTTATTAGAAGAGGTTAAAGGTTATGAAAGAAATTTTAAAAAGGATATTTAGACCTTACAAAGTTATAATTGAACTTGAAGAAGAAATTAGAAATCAAGATACACAATATAATGGAGTATGTGTTCAAAATTCAAAATTAAAAAAACAAGTTGATTATTTGGAAAATGAAAATCAAATAATTACAGAACAAAAGGATAAATATTTATCTAAAATCAAAGAATTAAGAAAAGAATTAAAAGAGGTTAAAAAATGATAGAAGATAAAGTTTATGAATATTTATGTTTAAATAATAGAGGCAAAAATAATTTGATTAAAAATAAGGAATTAAGAAAATTATTTGATATCACTAATGATAAAACAATGCGAAAAATAATACAAAATATAAGAGAAGATAAAAATTATCCTGAAATAGTAGGAAGTGTATCAGGAAATTGCGGAGGCTTCTTTATATGCGAAACGGATGAAGAAAAACAAGAAACAATAAATAATATTAAACACAGAGCTAATCAAATGTTAAGAATGACTCATGTGTTGGAATGGAAAATCGAAAGTGAGGTATAGCTATGGAAGAAAGAAAGATAACATTTGATGATATACAGAAGGCAAATGAGATAATAAAAACAACTGACATTAAAGGAAGGGATTATGCAGAAGTAAATCAAAGGATAAAAGCATTTAGAATGATTTATCCAACTGGTACTATTGAAACTGAAATGATAAGCAATGAGAATGGAGTATGTATATTTAGAGCCAATATATATGACGAAAATAAATTACTTGCAACAGGAACAGCTTATGAGAAAGAAAATAGTACATTTATAAATAAAACAAGTTACATAGAAAATTGTGAAACATCGGCAGTAGGTAGAGCTTTAGGAATGTGTGGATTTGGAATAGACACAAGTGTAGCAAGTGCAGAAGAAGTACAAAATGCAATGAACAATCAAGGAGAAATTAAAACAGTAGAAAAAAAAGAAATTATGATTCAAGATTCGCAAAAAAAGTTAATATTAGAAAAAATTGACAAAGAAGAAATAAAGAATTATTTAAAAGAAATTAATAAACCAAAATTAAGTGATTTAACATTAGTTGAAGCAAGTAATTTATTGAAGAGAAAAGGAGAATAAAATGGAAGAATTAGTAAAAATAGAAAATGGAGAAATAACAGTAGCAGAAGAAATAGTAAATCAAATAATTGAATTTAATAAAGCAAAAAAAGAAATAGAATATCAAGAGAAACTTTTAAAAGAAGGATTAATGAATGCAATGAATGAAGTTGGAATAAAAAAATTCATAATTAATGGATTGTCCGCAACAATAAAAGATGGAACTACAAGAACCACTATTGATAGCAAGAGATTAAAAGCAGAATGTCCTGAAATATATCAAGCATATTCTAAAACATCAGATGTAAAATCAAGCATTACATTAACAGTATCAGAATAATGATTGAATTTTTAGAAGAACCACATTTATATTTGAAAGATGGGATATTAGTTAAATCAGTTACACAAATACTACAACTAATATTCCCTGATAAATATAAAAATGTCAATTCTATTGTGTTAAATAAAAAAGCACAATTTGGAACTATAGGTCATTCAATAATTGAACATTTAGATGTAAGTAATTTAGAACATGCTGAAAATAACATTTTGAGCATTGAAAATAAAGATTTACAAATTTGTATTAGAGAATATTTAAGATTAGTTAAAACATTTAAAATTGAACCATTAGAACACGAAAAAATAGTAAGTTATCAATATTTATTTTGTGGAACACTTGATTTAATAGCTAAAGTAAATGGTGTAGAAAGTTTATGTGATATTAAATTTACTGCTGAATTAGATAAAGAATATTTAAGTTGGCAATTAGGAATGTATGCAATGGCTTTGGGTAAATCATTTAAGAAATATTATTGTGTATGGCTACCAAAAAAGGAATTAGGGCAATTGGTAGAAATTGTACCAAAAACTCAAAAAGAGATATTAAATAAATTAAAGGAGTTAGGGTTAAATGTCATATAAGAATGATACAAGAATGTTTGACACAATAACAAATCAATCAAACAAATGCAAATGTGGACACACAGTACAATTTTTAAAAAGTGATAGAGTAATCTGTAGTTGGTGTCATCATTGGGCATATAAGAATAAAGAAGTAGAATTTAAGTATAAATTACAAGAGCAAATGAATAGGAGGAAATATGAATAAAGTAATTATTAACGGGAATTTGACAAAGAAAATAGAATTAAGATATACAACTAGCAATAAAGCAATTGGTATATTTAGTTTAGCAAGCAGAAGAGCTTTTAAAAATGTTAATGGTGAATATGAAAGCGATTTTATAAATTGTGTAATATATGGAAATCAAGCTGAAATATTATCAAAATATACAGACAAAGGCAGTAAAATAATGATTGAAGGTAGAATACAAACAGGAAGTTATACAAATAAAGAAGGAGCTACAGTTTATACAACAAATGTAGTAGTTGATAGATTTGAATTTTTAGGAAGTAATCAAAAATTTGAAGAAAAGAAAGAAGAAAATAAAACTGATAAATATAATAATGCTTTTGAAGAATTTGGAGAACAAATAAGCATTGAAGATAATTTCTTGGATTAAAATTATGATAGGTAATAAGAATAGAATAATAAATTGGCTATTGGAACAAGATAAAGATAAATTGTTTGAAATAAAAGAATATAAGAAAAAAAGAAACAATAATCAAAATAGTAGATACTGGAAATTATTGAGTGAGTTATCTTTAAAAACTAAAATATCAATAGAAGAATTACATTTTGATATGTTAAAGAATTATAGTCCTAGGTATGAGATATTAGTTCCTAGTGAGAATGAAATACGAGGAATAGAATATTATGAGAAAAAATCAAAAATAATTAAGAATGGCAAGGAGTTTACTGTATATCATGTATTTACTCCTTCCCATGAGCTTAAAACAGATGAATTCGCAATATTACTTAATGGGTTAATTCAAGAATGTAAATTACAAGGTATAGAGACGAGAAGTCTAAATGAAATATTAATGGAGGAAAAGTTTTATGAATGAAATATGGAAAGATATTGAAAAAAATTTAAAGATTAATGCCAGTAATATTAGAAGTGTATGTTTAGGAACAAGAAAAACAGCTGGAGGTTATATTTGGAAATATGAATAGAAAGTATCATAATAAAAAAGTAATATACGATGGAATTAAATTTGATAGCAAAAAAGAAGCTAGAAGATATAGTGAATTAAAACTTATGGAAAAAGCAAAAATAATTGATGAGTTGGAACTCCAAAAAGTATTTGAATTACAGCCAAAATATATAAATAATAAAGGAGAACATATCAGAGCAATAACTTATAGAGCTGACTTCTTCTATTATGATAAAGAAAAAAAGAAATATATAGTAGAAGATGTTAAACCATCAGCAACATATAAAACTGATGTATATAGGATAAAAAGAAAAATGCTTGAATATGTTTATCCTAATTTAACAATAGATGAGGTGTATTAATGGTAACAGGAATATATGAAGAATTGGGGTGGATTTATGACTAAAGATGAAATACTTGAAATTATAAAAGTATTATTATTAATAATATTATTTGTAACAGTAGGTTATTTAATAGGTATTAGTAAATATAAAATGAAAATTGATAAGAAAATAAATCAATATAATGATTTGTTAATAAGATACGGAACTTTACAAAATAATTATGAAGATTTACATAGTGAATGTTTTATGATAGTAGGGGAGGATGCTTAATATGGAGAATGAAATAATAACAGACCAAGAAATAATTAGAAATACAATGGAAGATGAGTTTTTATATGGAGGATTTCAAATGAGTAAAGATAGAGAAAAAGAGATAAAATATTTATTATATGTTAAAGCTGAATTAATTAAACAAACTAAAAAAGAAATTAAAAATTTACATTATGAATTAGATACAATACAAGGGACAAAGAGATTAGAGAAGAAGAGGAGATAAAATGGGATTAAAAGTAGGAATGTATGTAAGAACTAAAAGTGGGTTTATTTTTAAAATTACTGGTGGTAATGAAGATAATTTGGAATTTGATTATCCAAAGTATATTTTAGAATGTTTTGATGCAGATTGGTTAGAATTATATGCTTATAATGACAATTATAGTTATTTTAGAGATAATGTTGTAAAAGCAAGCTATAACATAATAGATTTAATTGAAGTTGGAGATTATGTTAATGGTTATCCAATAAGTGATATAGTAAAGCAATGTAATTATATAGCATTAGGAGATGAAAATTTAACATTAGCATATAAATCTAATTATGATAAATATACAATTACAAGTGAAGATATAAAAACTGTAATAACTCATGAGCAAATGCAACAAATGGAATATAGGATAGGAGAAATAAATAATGGAATTATGGATAAGAAGTCAAAATAAATATATTTTACATAAACCAAATAATATGGCTATAGAGCGTTATGATGATGGAAAATATTCAATAGTAGATATTAAAGATAGCAATTGGCATATAGTATTAGGAACATATAAATCAGAAAAAAAGTGCTTAGAAATACTTGATGAAATACAAAGATTAATGATAGCAAGTTTAACTGATAAAAACTTAGATGGTTATGGTGTAGTAATATATGAAATGCCAGAAGAATAGAGGAGATTAGATAAAATGAGTAACGAAGAAATTAATTTATTAGATATTAAATTATATATTGAATATTATAAAAACAATAATATATTAGATAAATTTTGCAGGGAATTTGAAGGTCATATTGTACTAGATAATGATGTATTAAAAAGTGAAATTGATGATTTTGTATATGTTACAACATTAAATAATTATAAACAATTACAGCAAAAAAATGAAGAACTTAAAAATAAAATAAATGGATTAAGAAACAATATATTAAAAGATATTTCAGTTATAAAGACATTGCCAATAATATCAAAAGAAGAAATTATACAAAGATTAGAAGAAAATGTAAAAATATTAAAGAGCTGTTTAGAAAAGGATGGTGATTAGATAAAATGCTTATAGGAGATACTCAATATTTTATAAATGATGAAGAATTATATAAAGTAGTAAATAAATTAAAACAAGAAAATGAAGAATTTAAAAATAGTCTAAAAGATGCAAAAGAAATGCTAAATATACAAGGCCAAAAAGGTAATTATGATTATGATGAATATATGCTAGGTCTTTATAATGGTATGGAAAATATAATATCATTATTTGAAAAAAGAGAGCCTAAATATATAGATGGAAAGTCTATAAAGTTATCCAACAGTAAAAAAAATAAAATTGACAAGGCTTATGAAGTGCTAGATAACTATCAAAATAATCTTTATTCAAAAAAAGCTAGAGAATATCTTGATGATGATATAGAATATGCAATACAAATATTAAAAGGTGGAGATGAATAGATGAATTTTAAAGAATTAGAAAATAAATTAATTGAAATAGCAAAAAAACACGATTTATTATTATATAGTTATGATATTAATGGAGACTTTAATAATACATATCTAACTATTGACTTTAATACTAAAAATGGTGATGAAATACGTTTAGTAATAAATCGTATTTTAACATATGAAAATACATTTGATAGAATAGATAAAATGCTACCTCTAAAGGAGAATAGCAATGTTGAAAATTAGAGATGATGTTGATTTAAAATGGTTGATGTACAAATATGAGTTACATTATGCTTTACATTGTGATATGCCTGGGAAGTATTTATTCTATGATGATACATTATATATCAACCCAATTTCTAGAGAAATAATTATAGACGAAGAAACAAATGAGCATAATTTATTTTTAAAAGAATTAAAAAAATTAAATTTAATAGAGGAGAATAAATAGATGAATAAGAGTGCTAAAGAAATGTTTGAAGAATTAGGATATAAGCAAGAAACTTTGAATTATGGTAATGAAGATGAAAATATAATTGATGAAATCATTTATAAAAAAGATTATAGATTTGCTTCCAATGTTACTTTTAGACTTAATAATAAATGCTTTAAAATTCATAGAAAAAATGAAAGTGAAGCTGGATGGTGTGATATGCCTTTATTCCAAGCCATAAATAAACAAATAGAGGAATTACATTGGGATGATTAGACTTTGGAAAGATATTAAAGGTTATGAAGGCAAATATTAATTAGAAATAATATTAAAAGAGGTGAATTAGATGAGTGAAGAAGAATTTATATTAAAATATGAAGAACTTTTAGATAAAGGCTATTGTAATTGCAATGAAATGAATTGTATAGATAATAATTCGCCTAGAAGAATATTAAATATTTGTAAAAATTTACAACAAGAACTAGATAAGAAAACAAAGATATTGAATGAATTTAAAGATTGGTTAGAAGTAAATTGGAGAGAAAGTCAAGATATATGGTATGTAAAGATAATTAATAAATTAGAAGAATTAGAAAAGGAGATTTGACTATGGAAAAGAAAGAAATTGTAGATAAAATTAAATCATTGGCTTATGAAAATGTTAATAAAAAAATAGAAGAAGAAAAAAAGAAAACTGAAAATAAATTAAATGAAGAAATAGATCAAGTAGAAAAAATATTAAAATATATAAACAATAAATTACTATTTAAAGAAATTGGAGAAAGATGGAATTGTAATTATAAATTGGTTACAGAAGAAATATTCTTTGAAGATTTTAATAAAGAACCAGAGTATGATTGGAAAAAAGGAATTAAAATAAATTTTGAAAGAAAAAATAAATGGGATTGTTTTATAGAAGTAAACGGAGAACGATATTATGATATTAGATACATTATCAGAAATTATGAAGAAACATTTGAATTTTATAATAGTGGTTTAGAATTATTACGAAAAAGTTTTAATGAAATAAGAGATAAAGCAGAAGAATTAAAAATGAAAGAAAAAGCAATAAAAAGACTTATACAGGAATATGAAAATATTAAAATTGATGAATAGTTAGAAAAGAGTGATAGCAATGATAACAATTAAAGATATAGGGAATACTAGAGCTGAAATTCATATTGATAAAGGCACTGACTACCATGTTCTTTTACTAGGAGCAGAAATGCTAATAGAAGCACTTGTAAAAGAAAAAGGAAATAAATTTGATGATGTTATGAGTGATATTAAATATATTTATGAGAGATATAATCAAAAGGAGGATAAATAATGCGTGAAATAGAATTTAGAGGTAAAAGAAAAGATAATAACGAGTGGATTTATGGAACATTTGGAATCTTAGAAAGCATTATTGATGAACATATAAATTATTATTATATTGTTGATTGCTATGGAGATAGTCAAGAAATAATCCCAGAAACAATAGGACAATATACAGGACTTAAAGATAAAAATGGTGCAAAGATATTTGAGGGAGATATTGTTAAACTAAATAATCAAGAATTTATAATAATGTATAAAAATAATGCAATGAGTTTTGTATTAAGACCAGTTGAAGAAAAATTTATATATGATTTTCTACCAGTATGTGTTGAAAACAATTTACCAATCGAAGCAATAGGAAATATATTTGATAAGGAGGAATAAAATGAAAAATAAAGAAATAACAATTTATGAATTATTAGGATTAATTAAAGATGGTAAAGCACCTAAAAAAATAAGTTATTTGGGTACTGTGTATGATTTTCAACATCAAGATTATAAATGCTTACCAGATGATATTTATTTATTTAGTGAGGAAATTAAAGATATAACAGACATTTTAAGTGATAATATAGAAATCCTAGATGAAATTGATGATGAATTAGAAGATAAGTCAAAAATCAATAATGAATTTGAAGATATTGGAGAAATAACCCTTATACCAGAAAATACAATAGTAACAGCCTATGATGTAACACAAACAGAAGCAATAAATCAATTAATAAAAAATCAAAAAAAGATTATAAATGAAATAAATAAATTAAAATAGTAATTTGCGAATAATTAAAAAAAGTGATATAATTTAATTGTTGGTAGAAATATCTATCAAACCCGTGTTAGAGCCATGCTCTGCAAAAAAATCTTTATTACAATGAATAGGCATTAATTCTTTTTCACACCCCCTTTCAAAATATCTAATTTGCCTATTCTTTTTATTTACATTTTTATAAAAAAGTGGTATAATATAATCAAGCAAGGGTTGGTAATATGTTTGATTTAATAAAAGTAATAGCTAGTATATTGATGCTTATAGTCGTAGGGATAGTTTGCACTATTTTTATGGCTTTTTTTATAATTTATAATTTATTTGAAAAGAAATATGAAGGTGAGGATAAGTGAGTGAGTTTGAAGAAACTATAAATAAGTTATACTTTTTAGATGTAGATGATTTTTATGATAATGTTGAATATATAAAATCAATATATAAAGGATTAGATTATATGGAAAAGAATATTTATAAATGGTATTTCTACTATCAATTGTGTTTAGTTAAGGACAAAAAGAATAATCCATTAAAATCAATATTTTGGGATTATCTAAATGATAAGACTTCAAGAAAGATATTTGATTATAGCTATACACAATTTATGGAGAATAAGCCTAAAATAATTGTAAAAGATGATAATTTGCTTACATTTTGAATTTATGGTAAAATTTATTAAGAATTGGAGGAGATATTATGAGAAATTACATGGTTAAAACTAAAGTTGCAAAAGATTTTAATGATAATAAAACAGGAAATAAATATGAAGAAAATGAACCAATAACATTAGAGCGTGCTAGATATGAAGAATTATTATCTAAAGGATTTGTTAAAATTGGAGAAGAAGTTAAAGAAAATCCTAAAACTTTTGAAAAAACTATTAAAATTAGCAAGAAAGAAGATGAATAGATGTCTTTGAAAATTGATGATAGATTATTAGAACCAAATGGCGAGGCTGATATTACTGAGAACTTTAATAGAATAATTAACTATGCAAGTGGTGGAGTTGCTGGAAGAAAGACACAAGTTGATTTTAATGCCATTTTAGAAAATGATACTATAATTGCTACATTAGATGAAACTATATCAGATTTTGAATTTACAAATGGAACAGAGTATGTAATTCACATCTATTTACCACTTGTAACATTAACAGGAGATTTAAATGACAACTATAAGATTATCTTGAAAGATAAAGACGAAAATAATATAAATATTAATTGCATTTATCAAGAAAGTATTAACGATACTTCTAATGTAGGTAATTTATGTCAAATACAAAATTATGATACTGGAATAGGTTATTCATGGACATTTACAGGTTATTATAGAAAAATTAATGACAATGGAAATATTATAAGAGTTGTATCAACAGACGTTATAGTTCGTGAAAGTGTATCAGCAATGACTGGAGAAAATTTACACAAAGATTTAGCAAATAGCAAATTAAAGACTGGAAATGTTATAATTTGTACAAATGATTATGAAAATAATGGAAGCAATTATACAAAAGGACATCAATATTTAATTATTGGAGAATTAGTTGATGGTGATTTAATACTTGATGTTGAAGATATTACGATAGGAGCTTAAGATGGAAATAATAAAATTAAAAATAAGTGAACTAAAACCTTATGAGAAAAATGCAAAAATTCACACACCTGAACAAATCGAACAAATTAAAAAGTCAATTGAACAATTTGGTATGAATGACCCTGTTGGTATTTGGAAGGACAATACAATAATTGAAGGTCATGGAAGAGTTGAAGCGTTAAAGCAACTAGGTTATGATGAAGTTGAGTGCATAAGGCTAGACCATTTAACCGATGAAGAACGTAAGGCTTATACATTAGCACATAATAAATTAACAATGAATACTGATTTTGATTTTGACATATTAAACGATGAACTGCTAGATATTGAAACTATTGATATGTCTGATTTTGGGTTTGATTTAGATATTGATTTAAGCGAAGAAAAAGAAGTTGAAGAAGATGACTTTGATATTGAAGTTCCTGAAGAACCTAAAGCAAAGTTAGGAGATATATATCAACTAGGTAATCACAGATTAATGTGTGGCGACTCAACTAAAGAAGAAGATGTTAATAAATTAGTAGGTGAACAAAAAATTGATTTATTAATTACTGACCCACCATACAATGTAGAAGTAGTTGGTGGTAATCACAGTGAATCTCCTACTGAAAGGAAGAAAAAAGGAAATTTAACAATATTAAACGATAAAATGGATAATGACAGCTTCCATGAATTTTTATTAAATGCTTTTAAAAACGCATATAATGTTTTAAAAGATGGTGCTAGTTTTTATGTATGGTATGCAAGTCGTGAAGTAGTAAATTTTAATACTTCAATTGAAGAGGCTGGCTTTACTGTTAAGCAAGAATTGATATGGAATAAAAATTCTATTGTTATGGGAAGACAAGATTATCAATGGAAGCATGAATCTTGCTTATATGGTTGGAAAGAAACAAATTCACATTCTTGGTATAGTGATAGAAAGCAAACTACTGTTATAGATTGGAATAGACCAACCAAATCAGATTTACATCCTACAATGAAACCAATAGGATTATTCGACTATCAAATTAAAAATAGTTCTAAACAAGGAGATAATATATTAGACTTATTTGGTGGAAGTGGAACAACTATTATGGCTTGCGAGCAAAATAATAGAAATGCTTATGTGATGGAATATGACCCACGATATGTAGACGTAATTATAAAACGTTGGGAAGAGTTTACTGGTAAAAAGGCGGTGCTATTAAATGATAGTAGTAGCAACTGAAGAAGAATATAAATTAGCACAACAAAGATTTAACGATAAAATAATAAAAACAGGAGTAGGAGCATTAAATGTTATAAATAAATTAAAAGATTTAGACAGAAATGCTCCAATTATAAATTTTGGTTATGTAGGAAGTAATAATATAAAAGTAGGAACAGAAATGCAAATAGCAAAAAGCAAATTATATCATCCAAATGTAGAATATAAAGAACAAGAGTACAAATTAGAAAGTACAGGAACAACTTGCTACACATCAAATGATTTTGTGTTAAATACAGATATAAAAGAACCAGTTGTATTTGATATGGAATTAGCTTATATTATGGCATTAGGATTTAAAAATGTAAAAAGTATAAAAATAGTTAGTGACAATTTATCATTAAAAGAGTATGAGGAGGAAATAAAATGATAGAAAAAGTAAACCCAAAACACCCTGATAAAGTAGCAGATAGAATAGCAGGAGCATTAGTAGATATTGCATATAAAAATCAAGAAAATCCAAAAGTAGCAATAGAAGTATTAATAGGACACGGAGTATGTCATATAATTGCAGAAACATCTTATAAATACAATACAGAAGAAGTAAAAGAAGTTGTAAAGCGTATTGCAGGAGATGTATTAATAGATTTAGCAATAGTGCCTCAAGATGAACACCTAGCAGGAAATCAAGAAGGAACAGTTAGATGTGGAGATAATGGAATATTTAAAGGTGTTCCATTGACAGCACAAGAAGTAGAATTATCTTACATAGCAAGAAGAATATATAATAAATATCCAACTGATGGAAAATATATATTAAGTGACAAATTAATAATATGCCAAAGCAATGCTAGTAATGAAGAATTAAAAGATATGTACAACAATTATGATAAAGAAGTAATAATAAATCCACTTGGAGAATGGTCTGGTGGAACTGATGTAGATACTGGAGCAACTAATAGAAAGTTAGGCTCTGACATGGCTCAAAGTGTTACTGGTGGAGGATTACACGGCAAAGATTTATCAAAATCAGATGTAAGTGTAAATATATATGCATTTAAAAAAGCTCAAGAGACTGGAGAAGTAGTGAGTCTATGTTGTGCCATTGGTGATACTGAAATAGATGGTAAACCATACGCAGAAATAGTAGAAAAAGCTAGAGATTATATTAATTCAATAGGTGGATTTGAAAAGTTCGCTGAATGGGGATTATATTAAAAAAATAAAGGAGGTGCTAGTAAATGGCAAAGATAGGGAGACCTAGAATAGAAATAAATCAAAATGAATTTGAAAAATTATGCCAAATGCAATGCACTTTAAATGAAATAGCAGGTTGGTTTAATTGCAGTGAGGATACAATAGAAAACTGGTGTAAATCAACTTATAATATGATTTTTTCGGATATATATAAAAAGAAATCAGCTGGTGGAAAAATATCTTTAAGAAGAACTCAATTTAAACTTGCTGAAAAGAACGCAACTATGGCTATATTTTTAGGCAAGCAATATTTGGGGCAAAGAGATAATCCTGATTTGACCGATATTGATATGAGTAAAATTGATGATTTGTTAGGAGCGTTGAAAGATGAGGCTAACAAGTAAGCAGAAAGAGTTTATAAGAGAATGTGGGCATAGATATAATATTAAAATAGGAGCTACTCGTTCTGGTAAAACCTATCTTGATATTTTGTACACAATACCGAGCAGAATAAGAGAGAGACACGGTAAAGAAGGGCTATATGTCATTCTAGGTGTTTCTAAAGGAACAATTGAGAGAAACATATTAGAACCATTGCGAGAGTTGTACGGTAATGATTTAGTTGGAACTATAAGCTCTAATAATACAGCCAAAATGTTTGGCGAGCAAGTTTATTGTCTTGGTGCTGAAAAGGTAAATCAAGTTAGCAAAATCCGTGGTGCAAGTATTAAGTATTGTTATTGTGATGAATTGGCTGAATATAACGAAGAAGTATGGGAACTTCTAAAATCACGTTTAGACAAGCCTTATAGTTGCTTAGATGCAACATTAAATCCTGAAAGTAATACACACTGGCTAAAGATAAACTTCTTAGATACAATTGAAGAAAAAGGCATTGATTGTTATATCCAAAGTTACACGATATTTGATAATGAGTTTTTAGATAAAACATTTGTTGACAATCTTTGCAAAGAATATGAAGGAACTGTATATTACAATCGCTACATATTAGGGCAATGGTGTAATGCTGAGGGAATTATATTCACACCAATAGCAAATGAGTCTAAAAGATACTTGACGAATGATATTATTGACGGATTTGTATCAATTGGGATTGACTGGGGAGGAAATGGAAGTAAGCATTCAATTACTGCGTCGGTTATTTCAAGGGATTATTCTAAAATACAAGTATTAGCTAGTGATTTGATGGTATCTACTGGAACTAACACTAAGCAAGTATTTAGATGGATAAATGAGTTTATTCAAAAAATAATTGATAAGTACGATAAAAGACCACAGGCAATATTTTGTGATAGTGCCGAGCAAGTTCTTAATAATTCATTGCGAAGTGAGTTACAATTCAACATTCCGATAATAGATAGTATTAAAACACCTATTGAGGAACGTATAAAATGTATTATAAGGTTGTTAAATAGTGATCGAATATCTTTTGCTAAGAAAGATACAAACACCATTGTAACAGCTTTACAAACAGTTTTATATGATGAGAGTAGTCAAACTGACAGATGGATAGATGACGGAAAAACTTCTGACATTGATAGTTTAGATAGTTTTGTCTATTCTTGGGAAAAATGGATGAAACAATTAATGATTAAAAAGGAGATTTAATATGAATAGTAAAATAATAGAATTTTTGAGAAAAAAAAAATATAATCCATATTCAAGTTTTTATCCAACAATCGATTTATGGATAAGTTTATGGAAAGGTAAAACTGAATTTCATAGATACAAAGTAAATTATGGAGATAAAACTTATGAAATGGAAATGTATTCTTTAGGAATGCCACAAAGAATAGCTAACGATTGGTCTAATATTGGTTGGAGTGAAAAAGATACAATTGTTACAAGCGCTAAAAATCAAAAATATCTTAATGAAAAATTAGAAGAAGTTAAATTTAATAATTTGCTTCAAGGTGCAATTGAAAAAAGTGCTTATTCTGGTACTTGTGGTGCTATATGGCGTGTTAAAAATGCTAAATTAGTAAATGGTGAATTAACTACTGATAAATTCACAAAGTATGATTTAATCACAATGAGAGCCGACCAAATTATTCCTTTACGAGTAGAACACGGAAAAATAATTGATTGTGCATTTATTAGTGAAACAAGAATACAAGATAAAAAAGTATATTACATTGAAATTCACGAATTAGTAAAAAGAGCTGATAAAGAAACAAAAGAAGAATATATGAGTTATAAAATTAGCAATCTTTACATTGATGAAAACGGAAAAGAAGTTCCAAATGAGAAAGTATTAAGAGAGTTCTACACTAAGAGTGAAATACCTTTATTTAGTATTTTAACACCACCAATTGACAATCCTTATCCTGAAGCTAACGGTTTAGGATTTGCAATTTATGGAAATGCTATTGACCAATTATATGCTGTTGATATTGCTTATAATAACTTTGTAATGGATTATTATTTGGGTGGTAAGAAGATATTTTATAACAAGAGACTTTGTAGGCAAGATGAAAAAGGCAATGTTATTTATCCTACTGACATACAGAAGCAACAATGGCAAATTGTCGGCGATGAAATGGAAAATGCAAACGAACAAAGTCTAATTCATGAATATAATCCTGATTTAAGAGTTGGTGATAATACAACTGGATTACAATTTCATCTTGATTTATTAAGTTTTAAATCATTATTAGGGAATAAATATTATGAATTTAATAACAGCGGAAATGTTGTGACTGCTACTCAATATTTAGGAGAAAGACAAGACTTAACTATTAATGCTAAAAAATACCGTGCAAATATTGATGAATTTATTATTAATATATGTCGTGGAGTATTATTACTAGGTAGAATCTTATTTAAACAAAATGTAAATGAAAATGATAAAATTGAAGTAGAGAATACTGACGGATTCTTAATATCAACAGAAGATTTAAAAGAAACATATATGCAAGAAATAAGTGCAGGGCTTAGAAGTAAAATCTCATATATGATGAAATTTATGGGAATGAATGAAGAAGAAGCAAAAAAGGAACTAGCACGAATAAATGAAGAAGATAGTATATCAAGTATTGATTTAGATGAAGGAGAATAGTAATTAGACTATTCTTTTTGTTTGTGATATAATTGCTATAGGCAAAACGATAGAAAAATTAATCTAAATAATAATATCTACTGTCTTTATTTTTTTTAGGAGGTAATTATATGTTAAGTAAAAGAGATTATATATACTATGATTATAGATTAGATAATATAAAACCTAAAAATATATTATGGAAATTATATTGTATTATTAGAAGAAAAATAACATTTAAAGAAAGTCCTAGCAAAATTACAATTTATAGTTTTTCTAAAGGAAGTGAATAAATGATAACACCTGAAAAAATGAGTTCATTAGAACGAAATAAAGTAATTGAGATGTATTCTAAATTAAATCAAGACTTAACTTCAATGATTATTAAGAAATTACAATCAAATGAAGAATTATCAAGTTATACAAAGGCACAAATAAGGCAATTAGCAAGGCAAGGCGGTAAAGAAGTATTTAACGCTACTTTACAGCAAATTAACGGTATTTCTAGGAAGCAAAAGAAAGCACTTGAGGAATTGTTCTTAGAAGTGCAAAAGAGCGAATTAGAGGGCTATTCTAACACATATAAAGCTAAAGATTTAAAATTAGAAGTAACACCATCTATGGTTAAATTAACAAACTCAATGTATAGAAGAACTTTAAAAACTTTAAAAAATATGACAAAGACTGTGGCTTTCAGTTCTAAAAATGCTTATGTAAAAGCACTTGATGAATTATATACCAAAGTCGTTACAGGTTCGCAAGATTATACAAGTGCTATGAAATCAACTATTAATTCACTTGCTGAAAAAGGAATACAGCTTGAAAGTAAAGGAAGAAATTATAAACTTGAAAGTGCTGTTAAAATGAATTTAATGACTTCGCTTACTCAAACGGCAAATGATTTATCAAGAGAAGTAGGAGATATAATTGATGCAAATTGTGTAGTTATTGGGCATTCACCATTTTGTCGACCTACTCACGAAGTAATAGATGGAGTAATTATGAGTTTAGATAAATTCAAACAATATCAATATCTAACAGAAGAACCGAATTGTTATCATATTGTAAATTATGATTGGCGAGAAGAATTTGAAGGCAAGACTGATAAAGTACGAGATAACGGGCATTTAACAAAATCAGAATATAAAAAGAACTATGAAACAAGACAAAAACAAAATTATTATGCTAGACAAGTTCGTGCGAAAAAAGAACAAATGGCTACTTTAAACAAAAGTGATAAAAGAACTATTGCTACAAGTGATGAATTAACAAAACTTAAAAAAGAATTAAGGAATGCTCAACTGAAGTTTAGGCAATATTCAAAAGCAAATGGGCTTGATGTAGATTATTCATTAACATGGAAAAGTGGATATAATAAATAATTTGACATTTATAAATAATAGGTGTATAATTTAATTGAACAGATTTATTACATTTTTTTGGAGCCAATTGCTCCTTTTTTTATGCAATTTTACAAAATAAAACAATTGTGTTATAATTGAACTAAGGTTCAACGGAACTTACTTCTCGTGAGTGGAGGCAAGACACTTAATAAAAGCTAAAGGAGGAAATTATATGAAAGAATTATTAGGAGAAGAACTTTATAATCAAGTTAAGGAGAAAATCGGAGACAAGGAATTGATAATTAATGATGGTACCTATATTCCAAAGGCTAAATTTGACGACCTTAACAATGACAAGAAAGATTTAAAGAAACAATTAGAGGAGGCAAATACTAAGATTGAAAGTTTGTCAAAGGTAAATACTGAAGATTTGCAAAAAGAAATTGATGACTGGAAAGCTAAGTATGAAACTGATACTAATGCTCTTAATGATAAGATTTCAAAGAGAGAAAGAGAATATATTATCAATGATTTAACAAGAGATATTAAGTTTTCAAGTAACAGTGCTAAAAAATCATTTATGGAAGATTTAGCAAGTAAAGATTTGAAAATTGAAGATGGAAAAATGTTAGGATTTGATGATTATTTGACTTCTTACAAAGAACAAGATGCTGGGGCGTTCTTAACAGAAAAACCCGAAAGCAAAGATATCGATTTGGGAGATAATCATAATTCAAAACCTGAAGAAGATTTATCTCGTGAACGAAAAATTTTAGGTTTAGAATAGGAGAGATAAGATATGGCTAATAATATCGCATTAGCAAAAAAATATACACCTTTAGTTGATGAAAAATACAAAAAAGGTGATTTATTCGCAGATTTAACATCTGATATAAGTTTGACTCGTCAAGGGGCAAATGCAAAAGAAATTTTATATCGTCAAGTATCTATTGAAGGTGGACTTGGTGATTATTCAAGAAATAGTGGTTATACTTCAAGTGATGTAAAAGTTGAATGGAAAACTGCTACATTCGATTATGATAGAGGAACTAAATTCGCTATTGATGAAATGGACAATGAAGAAACAATGGGAGATACTTATTTAATCGCTCAAAGAGAACTTCAAGACCAAAAGGTTATTCCAGAAGGTAATGCTTATGTTGCTGCTAAACTTGCTGGAACTGAAGGAATAACAGTATCAGTAGAAGATGGTGAATCATTCGCAAATGGTGAAGAATTATTAACTGGTTTATTAAGAGATACTTCAAAAATGGATGAAGACAGTGTAAATGAAGAAGGAAGAATATTATATATTACTCCAACATTAGCAAATAGTGTTATGGCACTAGATACTACTAAATCAAGAGAAGTTTTGGGAAGATTTAGTAAAATCGTTAAAGTTCCACAATCAAGATTTTACACTAAAATCAAATTATTAGATGGAACAACAAGTGGAGAAGAATTAGGGCATTTCAAGAAGGCAGATGATGGTAAAGATATCAACTACTTAATCGTTGATAAAAATGCTGTTATGAAATTTGATAAACACATTGTTAAAGATGCAATTGCACCTGAAAACAATGCAGACGCAGACGCTTACATTGCTAAATATAGAAAATATGGTTTAGTTGATGTTTGGAAAAATAAAACTGCAGGAATTGTTCTATCACATAAAGCAAACTAGGAGGTTAAAATATGGCTACATATATAGGATTAACACCTAAAAAGGTAGAAAATAAAAAACCTGAAATAAAAACTGAAAAATCAGTTGAAAAAGAAACTAAAACTGAAAAAATTAAAAAATAATTGAAAGGAGAGGTTAATATGATGAATTATGCTGATTACAACTTTTATAAAAGTGAATATTTAGGTAGTTTATCTATCGACCTCTTTTCCTCTTTAATAATAAAAGCAAGTAGAGAAATTGATAGAAATGTAAATAGAGAATTAACAGATGAAGTTATTGATTCATTAAGTGATAGAGACCAATATAGGTTAAAATTTACTGCTTGTGAATTAGTGGATTATTTCAATGTCAATGGTTCTAATTCAAGTAATGCAAAAGCTATTTCAATATCATTAGATGGTGTTAGTAAAAATCTCAGTTCTAAAAGTGATAATAAAGTAGAAAAAGATAGAGCAAAAATTATATCAAATTTACCTAATGAATTGACGGGGTTTATATAATGGAAGATTTTGAAGGATTATTACAAGACATCACAATCTATCATAAAGCTGACAATTCGTGGGTTAGATATAATTTAAAAGCTAGTGTTAGAAATACGTCATATCTTAATAGGAATAAGACAGGTGTTAGCACGTCAGATAATGCTCTTATAAGAGTATTTGATGTTGATGGATATAAAACTACTTGGGACGTTGAAAAAGGCGATGTAATACTTGATATTAAATCAGAATACGACATTGTAAAAGCACCATTAACTGAATTGAGAGAAAAGTATGGTAAATCAAGTGTTTATGAAGTATCTAGTATAGATAAATTTATCTTTGAAGATGAGGATATAAAGGAATTAAATCATATTAAAATCGGTGGTAGATAATGTCGAGAGAATTAAAAATCACATTTCCAAAAGGAACACTTATCACTACTAAAAATGGAACTTTTAAACTTGAATATAATACAAGTTATGTTAATAAATTTAATAATAATCTAAATAAAACTCAAGTATTTTTAGATAACAAAGTTATTATTTATTTACAAGATTATGTTTCATATAAAAGTGGAGCACAGGCTAAGTCAATGCGATTAGCAAGTACTGAGGGAAGTGGCTATGTTACAATTGGTGTACCTTATGCTGAATATCAAGCCTATTCCAAAAAAATAAAAAAAAGAGTTGGAAAACGTGGAACTAGACCTTTTGAAAGAATGAAATCTGATAAAAGAGACATAATTCTAAAACAGACTATGGCATATGCTAGGAGGATAAATAATGGATAATCAAATAAATAAATGGTTACAAACATACGAGCCTATTAATGAAATAGCAATGCACGAAGAAATACATAGCGAAGAAGTCAGCGATAGCGTTAAAAATTTAGCATTGCAAAGAACAGGATTTGAAGATTTAGGATTAAGATACATTGGTGACATTGGATGGCGTAGACAATATCAATATATGCTTTTATTAAAAAGTGAAAGTGAGAGAGATGAACAGAGATTAACTAATTTAGATTGGATAGATGAATTATCTGATTGGTTAGATACTCAAAATAAAAATAATAACTTCCCAATATTAGATGATAACAAGGAAGTTGAAGAGGTAAGCTGTGCAAATGCACTTACATATGAAACAAGTGAGGATGGAGCAGTTAGTGTGTATTCCTTACAATTATATTTTAATATTAGAAAAAAATAGAAAGGAATGATAAAATGGCTAATATTATGAGACATCAATTTGCTGATTATTTGAATGTTGCTTCTGATTCCCAAGAGGAAAAATATAAATTAATGAATACAGGATTTACTTCATTAGGTGAGAGCCCATCTGCTGAAGAAGAATCAGTACAATATGTAGGAGATAAAGCTTCTACTACTAAAGTAAAATCTTATAAAGCAGAATTCCCATATGAAAGTGAATTAATTGAAGAAGAAGAATGTACATTAGCTTTATTTGATACAGGTCGAAATCAAAAAACTGGTAATGAAGCAATGTTTGACTATGTAAGAGTTGAGTTATGGAATAAAGCTGGTGAAGATGATAATTCTTATAAAGCTAGAAAATTTAAAGTATCAAATGTCGTTGATGAATTTGGAGCAGATCCTGGATATGAAACAGTATCAGGAAGTTTAAAGCAAGTTGGAGATTTTACAGATGGTACTTTTAATATAACAACAAACAAATTTACTCCAACACTATAAACGAAGAAAGAGGTAATTTATGAAAAATTTAGATTTTAAAGATACAGATAAAAAATTTAAAGTAAAAATATATGGAATTGAATGTGAAATAAATAAATTAGAATTAGAAAAAGTTGACACAAATAAAATAGGTGAAAATAGTAATATAATTGAATTATTAAATAAAATTTTAGGGAAAGAAAAAATAGAAGAATTAAATAAAAAAAGGAATGAAAATAATTATAAAAATATAGATGATAGTGTAGGATTAGCTATATTATTTCATATTGTATCTGAATATGTTAATTATTCAATAAAACCAATTAATAATATATTTAGTGAAGTAGATAATATGAATAATAGATTTAATAAATATAATAATAGAAGAAGAAATTATAGAAGGTATTAATTATGATTAGAATGTTGAATAAATTGCCTCAAAATATAAAAATAAGAAATAAAAGGTATTTTATTAACACAGATTTTAGATTAATGATTAATTTTGAAAAAAAAATGCAGGAAATAGAATTGACTGAACTCAAAAATGAAGAGATATTTTATATTTTGAAGTCATTTTGTCCTGCTTTTTTTAAAATAAAACATAAAGATATGAAGAGTGATATTAAATTATTAATAAATAAATTATTGTGGTTTTATTCTTGTGGAAATAGGAAAAATTATCACAAATCCAAAAAAAGTAAAACTAAAATTATAAATAATATATTTTCATACGAATATGATGATGAATTTATTTGGAGTGCATTCTATCAATATTATAGAATAGATTTGAGCGAAGATAAATTGCATTGGTGGAAATATATGGCATTATTTAAGTCTTTGCCTGAGGAATGCAAATTCGAAAAGATAAAAAGTTATAGAAGTTATAAAGGCAATGATGAGAGAATGAAGAAATTAAAAGATTATTGGAATTTACCTTTGAATGAAAAATTACAACAAGAATTAGAAGAAACTACAAAGATGTTATTAAAATACTCGAAGGAGGTATAAAATGGCAGTAGCTGGAAGCTTAACTTATGATACTTCAATGGATGTTAACGGCTTTCAAAAGGGATTAAATAAAATAACTGGTGCGACCAAAAGTGCAGGCTCAACTGTTAAAAGCATTGTATTAGGATTAGGAATTACAAAATTAATAAGTTCTGCTATTTCATCAATTTCAAATTCAATTGATAGTGCAGTAAGTCGTGTTGACACATTAAATAACTTCCCAAAAGTTATGAGCAATTTAGGTATAGCAAGTGAAGACGCACAAGAATCTGTAAATAAATTAAGTGATGGGCTTACAGGATTACCTACTACATTAGATGATGCTGCGAGCAGTGTACAGAGATTTACAAGTGTAAATGGGGATGTAAATAAATCAACTGATTATTTCCTAGCTATGAATAATGCAATATTGGCTGGTGGTGCAAGTGCAGAAGTGCAATCTTCGGCAATAGAACAACTATCTCAAGCATATTCTAAAGGTAAATTTGATATGCAAGAGTGGAGAAGTTTACAAACTGCAATGCCAGCTCAATTAAAGCAAGTTGCTGAATCAATGGGAATGACTACTGATGATTTATATCAAAGCATTAAAGACGGAACTACATCAATGGATGATTTTATGGGTGCAATTGTTAATCTAAATGAGAATGGTACTGGTCAATATGCATCATTCGCAGAACAAGCAAAATCTGCAACAGGAGGAATAGCAACAGCCCAAACAAACTTACAAACTGCAATAACAAGAGGAGTTGCTAATATTATGACTTCTTTTGATGAAATATTGGGAGAGAATGGATTAGGAAGTATTTCAGGAATTATTAATGGTATAGGCTCTAAAATAAGTGGATTATTTAAAGCAATGCAAGATGTATTTAAAGGAGATAATTCAGGAATAATTGAATGGGTAAATAATTTAAAATCAGAATTAGAAAAATATTTGCCTAAATTAATTAATACAGGAGTTGAAATTTTAAATAATATAATGAGTGCAATAACAGAAACACTCCCAACATTTATTCCAATGTTAGTTGATGGCTTAGTTTCATTAATAAATGGATTAATTGCAATGTTACCATCAATACTTCAAATGTTAATAACTTTAACAGTAACGTTAATACAATCATTAGCAGACCAAATGCCAACATTAATTCCAAGATTAGTACAAGCAATCATGGAAGCATTAATGCAATTGACAAGCCCTAGCAATTTAGAAAGTATATTAAATGCAGGTATGAGTTTATTACAAAGCTTAATTGATGGAATTCTAAATGCTTTACCTATATTAATTGATAATTTACCAACTATAATTGATAATATAATTGAATTTTTAAGTAATAATTTACCGCAATTGACAGCAATGGGAAGGAAATTGACTTTTCAATTAGGAATAGGGTTAATAAAGGCAATCCCACAATTAATATCTAAAATTCCACATATAATAACATCTTTAGTATCAGGATTTGGAAATTATGCTTCAAAATGGTTAGAAATAGGTAAAAATGTTGTAAAAGGAATTATGAGTGGAATCACCAATGGATTAAGTTGGATTAAGAATAAATTAAAAGATTGGGTTGGGAATGTTACTGATTTTATTAAGAAAATATTTAAAATTGGATCTCCATCAAAACTTATGCGTGATGAAGTAGGGCAATGGATTCCAAAAGGAATAGCAGTTGGAATTGATGCTAACACAGATAGTGCTTTATCTGCATTAGATGAAATGAAAGATGAAATATCATCATCTATGAAAGAAGCTGTAAATTATTCTACAGGAAATATTAAATCAGACGCCAGTATAACAGCTAATTATGGCATGAACAACACAATAGTAGTTAATGCTCAATTTACTGGAGATATTGAAATGGATGCTCAAAAGACAGGAAGAATTTTAACTCCAGTGATTACCAAAACTATTAAGAGTGGTGGTGGATTATGATAAGATTAGAATATAATAATAAGTTCTTTAAAATTATTAATGATTATTCAATAAACAAATCAAGTCGTGAGGTCACATTTAATAATTTGACAATTGATTTTACAGGGAAGACAATAGATGATCTTCCTTGCAAATATCAAGAATGTCATCTAGTAGAATGTAATGATGAATATGAAATACAAAATATTATATTTACAGGATATGTTAATACATATACATTGCCGAGCATGAAGAACGAAAAAGAATACAGGAAATTAGAACTTGAATTATTAAGCCCAATGGCTTTAGCTACAAGAAGGACTATATCAATAATTGGAACATATAATCTACAAGATTTAATAGAACTTGTATTAAGCCCATTATATAATGATGGATTTATTCTTAAAGAAAAAAATATTGGTAATAGTGAAGTAACAGTTAACTATTTAATTGAAACATGTGAGAGTGCTTTAAATAAATTATCAAATAAATTTAATTTTTGGTGGTTTGTAAATGAAAAAAAAGAAATATACATAAATAGTATTGATTACCAATTTGCAAAAATGCCAACACTAACATACAATAATAAATTACAAGGACTTATAAGTATTACTCCGAGTATTGATGCGACGGATTATTGTAATGTTGTAGATTTAACAAATGTAAGAGTATGGCAATATTCATATAAAGGGCAATTCACTTATAATGATGGCATACATACAAGTAGCTTTGAATTATCAAACAATCCCTTTATTAAAGAGCAAGATGTAAAAAATAGCCAAGAAATAAATTTTACACATCCTATAGATATAACAATTAATAATATAGTTAAAAGTAATAAAGAGAATTTTAATAATGATATATTTACTGACTATAAAGATTATGTATTATTAATAGAATATGTATATAGTGATAATACAACTGGTAATGTATATATTAAACTTGATGGAGATAATTTAATATTAAGTAATAATTCCACTCTAGAAACAAATAGTGAGACATCATATGACTTTGAATTTACAAGAGATAGTTTTTTCTCGAATTTAATAACAGGTTTTAAATATAATGGTTCGAAGACAATAAGTAGTTTTACAACTGTATTTAGTTGCAGTTCATTAATGTGGACTAGATTTAAGTTTAATAACATAAGTGAAATCAGCAAAGCAAAAGGCAAAATCTCAACAAGTGGTAAAATAGAGAAAATAGTTGATTTGAACGAGACATGGCATACTATGAATGAACTAGAAAATATTGCAACATCTTATATTGCTATAAATAGTAATCAAAGTGACAAAGTAACACTTGAACTTGATAAAAATTATGATTTAGAAGTTGGAGATATCATTAAAATTGAAAAAGATAGCTTTTTGGTGAATAACAATTATATAATAACTGATATTGTTGAAAAATATATAAATTATAATATAAAAAAATATACAGTGTCATTAAGAAATTGTAATTATTTAGAGAGTTATATTGATTTATTTAGATCAACCGAAGAAGAAACATCGGAAGAAAAGACTTATAATTTAATAAATGTAAATTATAATGAAGATGGAATTAAAGAAGTTCATGAGGTGGTATAATGAATATTACTAACAAATACACAAAAATAACAATCGGAAATAAAACTGTAACAAAGAAGAATTTCTTTCTTAATAGTTATTTAAAATTATATAGTAAAGGTCAATTAAATCCTGAAGATGATACTAATTATTCTAGAAACACTTTAAAATCTTTAAATAACAATCTATATATAAAATTAGATACTGCAATAGAGAATGTTGATTATGATACTGAATTACATTCTAATCAGTTTGAATTATTGATTACCAAAGGCAGAGCTAACTATGTTAAAAACAAAAATAATATAACAGCAATTTATACTTATGATACATCAAGCCAATTCACTTATAATAATGAAATAATAACAGATAGAAGTAAATTATCTGGTCATAAAATAACGGCTTTATCATTTAATTTACTTACATATTTAGATGTAAGTGAATATGATTTATATTTTATAGATGATGAAGTTGTTACTGTTGTAAAAGAAGATTTAATAACAACCGATGCAATATGTAGTTATGATTATCCATATCATTTAAGCCCTGATTTAGACGCTATTACTTATGGTGATTCTTATACAGCAAATGTAGTTGCAAGAATTTATTCGGTTGGTTTAGGTAGACGAGCTGGAGAAATGGAAGAAGAATATATAATTGGTAAAGATGTTAAAATTATAGAAGAAGATGATTTTACATTTAACTTTGTATTAAGTAAAGCAACCGATGAAGGCATTTATCCAAATGTAAATGGATATCCTAGTATTAAATCTTATCCATTAACTTTTAAAATAAAAACAAACAAATATCCAACTGAAATGACATGGTGTAGTAATAATTTATATCCAATGATTTCAGACTTTAAATATATAATAATTAAATATGTATTTTATTATATAAATAGAGGAGGAAACATTATAGATTTAGATAAATATTATACGATGAGTTTTTATACAAATAAAGAAGGTATTTTAATAATTAAAAATAAAATAGAAAGAAGGTAAATAAAATGGGAAAATTTGAATGGAAAAATGGTTCAAAAGTAGAGCCAGCAAAAGTAGAAATTAATGGAGTTGTATATGAAGTAACTGATGCACAATATGAAGGAGAAACACCATTAAGTGCTTCAAATTTAAATGCTATGCAAGATGGTATTTATGAAGATATAACCAATTTGGAGTCTAAAGCAAATGATGAATTTGCTAAAATAGAAAATTATTCAACTGAAGAACAAAGAATAGGAACTTGGTTAGGCAAACCTTTATATAGAAAAGTTATAACAGGTACAGTTGATAAGAGTGCTACAAGCGCACAAATAGAGACAGGCATAACTGATTATGATAGATATTGGATTGCAGAAGGTTATGTATATCCTACATCAGGAACAGGAGTCACAATACCTTTAAATTGTGTGTGGACTACAGGTGCTTATATACATACAAGAATGATAAATGGTGCAAAAATTGATATGCAATTTGCTAATTGGGAAGGAACTTATTACATTGTAGTACATTTTACGAAGACAACAAGCTAATAATTTGTCAAAATTAAAAAATTATATTATAATTAAAAGAGAATGAAAGGAGTGTGCAACAGTGAATCTAACAATAGCATTGGCAATAAGTATTATTTGCTGTATAATCAGTGTCTGTAGCTTTGCTTTAAATAGAAAAGATAAAAGTAATGACAATGTTAGTGAAGAAGCACGTCAACAAGGCAAGATCGAAGAAAAATTATCAAATATTGAAAAAACTTTAATAAAAATAGAAGATAAATTAAATTATTATGATACAGAAATAGATAAGAGAATAGATAAGGCTATATCTAATCATATAAATATATTTCATAGTAAGGAGAAATAACAAATGGCTATTAGAGATGATATTGAAGAAGTGAAGAATGAATTAAATGAAGTAAAATCGAAAAGCTTTGCATACGAATTATTGCAGGACGAAAAAAGAAAGAATAAGATAATATTAATTGTATTTTCTATTGCTTGGAGTTTGACATTTTTAGCATTAATAGGTGTTACTTATTATACAATTTATTTATTAAATGATATTGGTACTGTATCAGATGAATATACTCAAGAAATTAATAATGTTGATTCAATAGATAATAGTTCTATTAGTAATGGTGGTGGTAATTAATGGGCAAAATAAAACAAACTCGTAAAACCATAACCAAATATCGTAAATCAAAAACAACTAAAAAAGGCAATCAAAGAAGATGTAAAACTTGTGGAAGATTTCTTTAGAGGTGATATTATGTTTGATTTAACAAAGCAAGAATATCAAGAACTTAAAGATAAATTAATGCTTAATGATGAGCTATCAAAAATATTAGAATATAAAATTAAAGGATATTCAATAATACAAATATCAATGAAATTAAACATAAGTGAAAGAACAGTTAATAGAAGAATTAAAATATTAAAGAAGAAAATTATGAGAGTTATATAAACTCTCTTTTTTTGTCGTAATTATGGCGCTTTTTAGGCTTTAAATAGGCATTATTAATTTAATAAATAGATATATAATGTAATCAGAAAGGAAAAGCAACACTTAATAGAATAATTTAAAACATTATTTGAGGAGTATTATAAGTTGTTTTTCCTTTTTATTTTAAGGAGGAAAAAATATGACTAAAGAAGAATTAGATAAAGAATTAGAAAAAGTTAGTAATTCATTTAACAATATGAATGAAGAAGATATGAATAAATTTATATTAGAAAATAAAGATAAAACTATAAATGATTTTAAAGAGAATGCTTACAAGGCTTTTGAAATAATGGAATTTATAAAAGATAAAGACGTTTCATATTTAAAATTAATAATTACTTTTTCTGTTCAAAAAATAGAAGATTTATTGACTAATACGCCAACTGGTTTTTGTCGCTGTAAAAACTCTAGTCTTGAAGAATTAGGAGATGATTAAAATGTTTGGGAATCAAGTAAATCTTAATAAATTAAAAAGGCAAAGAGATGAATTAGATAATTGGATAAATAATATGGAAAATATGCAACAAACTCCTGTTAACAATATAATAAATACAAACCAACCACAAACACCTCAAAATAATCTTGTAGAATGGCGTGTTTTGAATGAAAATGAACAAGTAGATAATTTATATGTAAAGAATAAAACTCTCTTCATAGGGTCTAATTTAATGGTTTTAAAAGATGTTGATGGGAATATGGAAAAATGGGAAATCAATAAAGTTTATCCTGTAGATGAAAAAGAACAAAAAATAAAAGCTTTAGAAGAAGAAATCAAACAGTTAAAGGAGATGATTAGTAATGAACTTCCAAAATCTACTAAGTCAGTTAGGGCAAGCGAGCAATCCAATGCAGATGTTGATGGGGCTAATAAGTCCTCAACAACAAAATCAAGTAAATCAGTTCAAAAATAAGCCAACTCAAGAGCAATGCGAAGAAATTGCAAAATTATGTAATTCTAAAGGGATTACAAAAGACCAATTACAGCAAATTATGAATTGTATTAAATAGTTATCAATCACTTTCCTGATGTCAGGAAAATGGTTTGATATAGATAAAAGAAAGGAGATGGATATATGTCTGCATCAGATGTAATGGCAATTACAAGTGCTAGAGATAATGACGGCTTTGGAAATAACGGAGCTTGGATAATTTTATTATTCATATTCATTTTAGCAATTGGTGGTGGCAACTTTGGTTGGGGTAATAACAACTCAGGCAGTGCCATAGGAATTGCTGAACTTCAAAACCAAATTCAAACAGGATTTAGCTTTAATGATATAGCAGATAAGCTTGACGGAATAAATAACGGTTTATGCACTGTCGGTTATAATGCTTTACAAAACACTAATAGCATAACTCAAGCTATGAATACTGGATTTGATTCAGTTAATATGAATATCAATAATTTAAGCCACAATGTAGAACAAGGATTCTGTGCTCTTAAAACTCAAATGTTACAAGATAAATACGACACTGTTTCAAGAGAATTAGTACAAGCACAAAATACTATTTCTAACAATGCACAAAGCCAATATATTTTAGGCGAACTTGGACGTTATGTGACTAACCCTCCATGCTATACTTCTTATAATTATGGATATGGTAGCTGTGGATGTGGAAACAACTTAATCTAGTCAGAAGACTATTCCTCGAAAGAGTGATTTATAAAGGTATAGATACACTCTATATCTTTTTTTAATTAGGTCGAAATCGACCAATTTAGAAAGGAGAATTAAATATGAATGAATATAATGTATCACCAGTAAAGACTATGATAATTACAAGTGCAACGACTACTACAACAGGAGTAATATTTGTGCCTAGTGAAACTATTACAGAAGAAGATTTAGTTAATTTAGATAAATATAGAATGATTTTAACTTGCAATGTAAGACCAACTTCAAATTTACCTATTTATATTCAAACAGAAATAGGACTTATTCCTCTATTTTGTAGATATGCTGCGAATAATATATTCCCAGACCAATTAAGAAGAAGATACGCTTATACAGTAGTTTATGGAAATAATAATGTATATTGCAGTTTAGGACAATTTGTTTTGCAAAATAGTGTGTGTTCAACTGAGGGTAGAGGGATAACTGGAGATGTAAAGAATTCTGCAGAAAACTCTATAACCACTACAGAGACTACAGCAGAGGTAGTATCAAATGCAAAATCAAAATAATCAATTAGATTTTCTTGACATCATAACTTTGATATCATTTTACATCGCTATTCAAAACTTACAAGAGAATGAGCAACAGAGTAAAATATTGGAGGAAAAGTTAGACCATCAAGATGAATATTATTTAAAGCGAGCAATTGAATTATTAGAAGAAAGCATTGAGCAGAATAAAATTATAATTTCTCAAAACGAGGAATTATTGACAAAAATGTGATTTTTTTACCAAAAAATACTGCAAAAATGTGAAAAATAACAAAAAAATTGGTTTTTTATGAATTATAGAACGAAAAAATACAAAAATTCGTTCTATGGAAAGGAGAAAAATGAAGATTAAAGAATATATTAACAAAATTGTAGATAAAAGTAAACATGAAGATATGGAAGAATTATCTGAAATGTTAGAAGATTTAATTTACAAAATGAAAGAATATGATGAAAAATGCTATAATAAATATAAAATAAAATTATATGAGTTAGCTAATGGTAAAAAATTAAATGAAGAAATGGCTACTGACTGGGTAAAATCTATGCTTCCTGTGGGTCTATATTGGACTATTGACGAAACTACAAATGCAATGAAGCAAATGGGCTATAATTGTGATAAATTAGAATACTGGGTTTTAGCTAATATGATGTACAATGATTATTATAATATTGTAAAAGACAATGAAGAATTGGCTTTAAAACTTGCTTATGACTGGTTAGATGACGAAGACTCAGTCGATGATAAACTTTATGAATATTGGAAACACATTCCTAAAAAAGATTAATTTTATTTGACAAATAAGCGAATTTATTATATCATTAATATGAAGCAGAGATTTAATATCCTTTGCTGTGAAGTTTGTTTGAGTTATCTTACTAAAGATAACTCTTTTCTTTTTGACAAATAAATGAAATAATTATATAATTAAGTTGTTAAAATATAACTAGAAAGGATTTGATTTGATATGAAAGATATTTTAATAAATGTTAATTCTAAAACTAGCAGAATTGATTTAAAAACAGCTAGACTTGGAATTAATGGCGAAAATTTACAAGGTAATTTAATTGTAAAATTTGATGATGAATTTGTAAATGGTACAGCAATATTAGAAATTCAACGTGGTAATGAAAAAGGCTATTTAACAATGGAAAAGCAAGATAATAGTTATGTATTGCCTATAAAATCGAGTTTATTAAGCAAAACTTGCACTATTAATTTACAAATTAGAATTACAACAGAGGCTGAAGAAGATACTCCAATATGGAAATCTAATATATTTTATTTAAAGGTTGAAGAAGCTATAAATTCTGATAAAGCAATACCAGACGAATACCCTGAATGGATAGATATAGCAAACTCAAAATTAAATGAAATAGATAATGTAGATATCGACATTACAACAGTAGATGACAATACAAAGGTAGTTATTACTCGTAAAGATGGGACAAAAAAAGAGGCTACTGTTAGTGGTGGCAGTGGTAATGTTAGTAGTGTCAATGGCAAAACTGGAGAAGTAGTATTAAATGCCGAAGATGTAGGAGCATTGCCTAAAGATACTACAATACCAACTAAATTAAGTCAATTAAAGAATGATAATTATACTATTATAGATAGTGAATATGTACATACTGATAATAATTATACAAATTTTGATAAAGAAAAACTTGAAGAATTAGAAAATTATGATGATACTGAAATCAAAAAAGAAATATCTGCAAAGCAAGATAAACTTATAGCAGGAGATAATATTGTAATTGAGGGAAATAAGATAAGCTCTACTGGTGGAGGTACTGGTGGTACATCTGATTATAATGATTTAACTAATAAACCAAGCATTAACGATGTTGAATTAACTGGTAATAAAAAACTTTCTGATTTAGGTATACAGCCTAAAGGCAATTATTTAACAGAACATCAAGATATATCAGGAAAAGAAGATAAATCAAATAAAATAACATCAATTACAAGCGAAAATACAAATGAAGAATATCCAAGTGCTAAAGCAGTATATGATTTATTTGCTTCAATCACTGATGGAGATGAGGTGAGCTATTAATGGGTAAAGTATTAGTAGAAGAATCTAATTTAACAAATATAGCAAATGCTATAAGAGATAAATCAAGTACAACTGACAAGTATAAGCCAAGTGAGATGGCAAATGCAATTAATCAAATAAGTGGCGGAGATACTTCAAATGAGGATGGTTTAATAGATGGAAGTGGAATAAGCTATACAAATGATAGAGTAATATCAATAAGAACATATTGTTTTTACAGTTTAACATCATTGCAGTCATTCTCATCTAAAACTGTAACATCAATTAAACAAAATGCATTTAATGGATGTAGCTTATTGCGAACAGTAGATATTCCAAATTTAAATAACATAAGTGAGGCTAGTTTATTTAAAAATTGTACATCATTAAAAAAAATAGAGTTTAAAAAATTGGATAGTACTATCGGAGCTTCATGCTTTTATAATTGCGCCAACATGACGTATGCCGACATAGGCTCTGCGTCAAGTATTAGCGGAAGTGCGTTTCAACATTGCACAAATTTAGAAACTTTAATTATCAGAAGAACAGAGTCAGTAACTACTATGGGTAATATTAATGCATTGGCAGGAACACTTATAGAGGCAAGTAAAGGATATGTATATGTACCAGACCAATATTTAGAAGATTATAAAGTAGCCACAAACTGGTCTACTTATGCAAACCAAATAAAAGCATTAAGTGAATTGGAGGAATAATATAATGATAATAAATAAAGTTGTAATTAACGGTAAAGAGTTCAAGGAAACCATACCAGGAGAAGGTAAAATATTGCATAAAATTGGGACAGATGAATATTACAGCAGAGCTATAGATTTATTAGATAGTAATTTTGAGTATGAAGAAATAGAGGAGGAAAAATATGAAGAAATTTCTTAAAAGTAAAAGTCCAATAGTGCTGGCTATTAAGACATTTATACAAGGTTTTTTAGCCAGTTTATGTGTAACAAGTATAAATGGATTAGAGGGGTTAAAATCAGCTCTAATTGGGGCTATTGCTGGTGGAATATCAGCTATAATGAATTTAATTATAAACAAATTAGATATTGAGGAGGAATAATCATGAAAATTGAAGAAAAATATATCTCAAGTAGTTTGTATAGTGTGAAGAGTCCATATTCAATGACTCCACAATACATAACTATTCATAATACAGCAAATGATGCAAGTGCAGATAATGAATATACTTATATGACTAAAACTAATGCTAGTTCAACTACAGGATGGCATATAGTTGTAGATGATGTTAAAGCAATATATGCAGTACCATTAAATAGGAATAGTTGGCATTCAGGAGATGGAGGAACTGGAACAGGTAACCGTAAATCAATTGGTATTGAAATATGCTATTCTAAATCAGGTGGAAGTAAATACACTCAAGCAGAAGAGAACTGTGTACAATTAGTTGCTAGCTTGCTTAAAAAGTATGGCTGGGGAATTGATAGAATTAAGAAGCATCAAGACTGGTCAGGTAAATATTGCCCTCATCGTATTTTAGATGAAGGTAGATGGGATAGTTTTAAAAATAGAATTGCTAAAGCTATAGGGAGTACGACTACAACTCTTACATCAACTTCAACAACAAGTACACAAGATTATACTGGAGTTATAACTTATCAAGTATATTGCAATGGTAAATGGCAATCACCAGTAAATAAATGTGATAATACTTCTAATGGATATGCTGGTATATATGGTAAACCTATAAATGGATTCAGATGTAAGCCACAATACGGAGAAATTATATATGAGGCTCATCAATTAGGTGGCAAATGGTTAGGAGCAGTAAATAGCAAGGATTATTCATCAGGTAAATCCAATTCGTATGCTGGTATATATGGTAAGCCTATTGACGGTATTAGAATAAAATCTACAAAGGGATATGTAGATTATAGAGTACACATTAAAGGTGGATCATGGCTTGATTGGGCTAGAGGATTCGGTGATAGCGGAAATCTATATGCTGGCATTTATGGTAAAGAGATAGATGGTATTCAGATGAAATAATAAGAACTAAGTTTAATCGCTTAGTTCTTTATTTATATTTAGAATATATCAAATTTTCACGGTTTAGCCCATCATATAGTGATGAAAGATAGTTCCAAGTGTAATTCTCCATCTCATGAGAAAAATCTTTAAAATCATAGTTATAATGGCAATTATGACAGGCTGTTACTATGTTTTGCTCTATCCCTAAACCTAAATGGCTTCTTTTTATAAAGTGAGAACAAGCACATTCAACAGGTACATACCTACCACAATATATACAGCAATGATTATCTCTCTCCCAAACTCTTTGTTTTACATCTTTTGAAATAGAAGTTGCTTTAGTTAATTTATGCATATTATCACCACATTAATTATACCATAAATAAAATTTTTTTATTTTTTTATTAAAAAGTATTGACATTTGTTAAAAAATGTTATATAATTAAAATGTAATAAAGAAAGGGAGATGATTAAAATGTTAGAAAACATTAAAAATTACATTTATAATGTAGGATTAAGTGGAGGTTATTCAGATTATGATGAGAAAGTAGAAGGAATAGCTTTAGATATTCTAAATGGTTACAATGGCTCATTTCATGATGCTGATGGTAATGTACATACATATAGTCATGTAAGATATGAATTAAATATTTAAAAGATAAAATTGAAAGGTTAGGGATTAAAAATGAACGCAATTGAATATCAAAAATTAATGGCTGAAAGATTTATTGATAATAGTTATGAAGGCAATAGGATAAATAAGATAATTAAAGAATTTGAAGAGTTAACAAATACAAAATTCGATTATGAAAATTTAATAAATAATATTGAAGTATTAATTGATATATTAAAGAATGAAATTGAAGAACATCAAAATGACATACAAAATTATGAAGATAATTATAAACAAGTATCTACAGAAGAACAAATTGATTGGAATGAAAGGTGGTAATGAATATGCAAAAAGCTTTTGAGGAAAGCAGAAATAGAATGAGACTTAAAAAATATAAAGAATTAAAAAAGCAACAAAAGAGAAATAATATAATTGAATTAGGATTAGCTACTATACTTATAGCGCTAATTCTAATAAGTTGTAATATGGGTAAAAATGCTAAAAGTAATTGTATTAAAAATGGACATTCAGTAAGCTATTGTGAAGCACATATGTAATTTTTTGGAAAGGTAGATTAATATGAATAGAGATTTTAAAGGAATATGGATCCCAAAAGAAATATGGCTAACTAAAGAATTAACCTTGCAAGAAAAAATAATTTTAGTAGAAATTGATAGTTTAGATAATGAAGAAAGGTGCTGGGCTAGTAATAAATATTTTGCTGAATTCTTTGGTTTAACTACTCAAAGAGTTTCAAAAATTATACAAAATTTGAATAAAAAAGGCTATTTAAAAATAGATTTTGTTTATAAAGGCAAAGCAATTGACAAACGATTAATTAGTATAAATAAGCCTCCATATCCATCACAATTTAGGTGTCAACAAAATGATGATACCTATCAACAAAATGATTATAGGGTATCAACAAAATGTTTAGAGGGGTATCAACAAAAGTTTAAAGATAATAATATAACATGTAATAATATAATTAATAATATATATAATAATAATATTTATGATTATATTGAAGAAAATTTTGGAAGAAGTTTAACACCTATTGAATATGAATTAATTAATACATGGGAAGATAATGAACTTACAAGATATGCAATTAAGCAAGCTGTATTAAATGGCAAATGTAATTTTAAATACATTAATGCAATTTTAAATAGTTATGAA